TGCCGTTCTGTATCTCGACCTCCGAACCACCGTCCTTACTGTATTTCAGCACACCGTCAGTCGTGATGGAAGTGGTACCGCCTACAGACTTGGTGCGTGTGCATGACACGCTTGCCACACTGTAGGTACCATCCTTCCGCTTGCTTACTGAAGATACGGAAGGCACCAGCCTATAGAGTATCGCATCACTGCCCGGATTACCGGCACGTACACCGGCAATGGTGAACACCAGCTCACGGCTTATATCCGTATCCTGTACCGTAGCCGTAACGGTTATCCTGACCTCTGAGCGTGCAGGCATCGAAATGCCGGAAGCCACGGTAAACGCTATCACACCCGTATTGACATTGTAGCTTTCCGTGACACCGGCAGGCGTCACGCATGAGATGGACTTGAGCTGTAGCTTCTTCGTACCATACCACATGCCGACGGTTGTATTGAGCACGGATTGCGAAACAGTCTTTCCCTCGTATGTCAACGCCACACTCTCCATCTCATTGTCGAAATCGGCTACAATGGCCGACTCACCGTCAAAGCCCCATTTGGCCCAGATGGCGGCCGGACTGAACGCGCTCCATACACCGTCCTTCTTAGTTCGGCAGCAAGCCCACTCGTATGGCAGGCTCTCGCTCACCCCAATCGGGTCATCATGCCAGCCGGACGGCACATAGTCATCCACCTGTGATGTGGCAGGGGTTGCCGGAGCGATATTTTCCGCAGTATGCTTAAAAATCCATTCATAATCCCTACCGTCACGCCCGTCCTGGCCGTTCTCCACCAGCAGCTCATACTCAGCGGTATTCAAGTCCCCGGTAATGGTATAACCGTAGGACTTGCCGCCGTTCTGGGTCTGCAGGATACGGCGCCCCTCATTGGTCGTCTGAGTCCACATCGGAGGATTGTCGGTACCATCAGGAGCGACACATAAAAACACACGTCCGGCCATCTTGGTAATACCCATGTAAGGTATATGCTTTCCGGTTTCCCATTCACCGCAATTGGTAATGCTTGTACCGTCTGCACCCTTGCTGCCAGTCACACAGATGGCGTTCGTTGTGGTGGAAGTATCGTCAGTAAAGACTATCCTTGTCCGGGTCCAGATATACCAGCCGTTTTTCCACGCCGGAGAGCCTGTCTGCCACTCGCCTCCGGTTGTGGTGGCCGATGAAGAGGAAAGGTAGTATTCTTCGGTAATGGACTTGATGCCCTTGCCGTCGGCTCCCTGCCCACCACTGATACAAGCCGCTTGTGTGTACTTGACTTCGCCATCAGAATAGACAATCTTCGTCCGCGACCAGATATACTTGCCGGCTTCCCATTCAGGGGAGGTAGTCTGCCAACCGTCCACCGGGGCAATGACATTAGACACCGATATCGCGTATTCCACATCGGTAGACTTGATACCCTTGCCGCTTTCTCCCTTGGCCGCATATTTCAGCCAGTCGGCATTGCCGTCTGCCGGTTCTGTAGACGTGCCTTTCTCATTGACACATATCCATGAGCTGCCGTTATGCGTCACCTCATCATAATAGGCATACTTCTCACCCTTTTTCCACGTACCTTTAAATAGCGGTACCCGGAAAGCCTCGCCGGTGATGTCATCCACCTGGAATATCTTGCCGGACATGATGACGTGGCGAAAAACAGCCGAGTAGTTGTCTGCAGGAATGCCATGTACGGTACGGCCTTTCTTCTTGCCAATCCACGACATCTCTTGTGCCGGCTCGACATCCCATGTATTGGCGCGGTCAAAAAAAGTAATGCAGTTGTTGCCGCCCACCGTATCAATCAGGATGTACGTCTGCCTATCCTCATCTGTAAAGTTACCCGTCTGTGCCAATACCATCGCATCCCCCGGCTTCCAGTCAGTACCTGGCTTCGGCGTCATGACGAATGTCTTGGCTGTATAGTCTGCGGAAGTCACCCGGAACTTCATCTCCTCGAAACCCTGCAGCTTGCCTTCGGCGTTCTTGGTGACGAAGTAAGTAGTCAGAATGTCATCGACAAACTGGCTCAGCCCGTCGGCATCCGTCAAATCGGGTGTAATCGTATAGCTGCCGTCACCGTTGTCCGTCCATTCCTTGACCGTACATCCACCTCCGGGAGAGGCACACATACGTCCCTTGAAATAGGTCACACGGTTATAGGCTACTTCCGGAAAAAACACACGCTTGCGGAAAATGCCCTCTTCCATTTCAAGGATGCCATTCTTATCGATACAACCTCCGGAAATACCGGTGATAAACTCGCCGAACTTCAACAGAAAATTTGTGCCGTCAGACTGGTCTTTGCGAAGGAACATAGCCAAGGAACGCAAAGCCGAAAACACGTTATTATCCGTGGCCGGTGTAGAGTCATTCCTTCTTATCACATACACGCCACTACCACCACTGCCCGTATAGGTCTGTCCCTTCAGAGTAAGGCTCTCAACCTTCTCCTCCAGCTCCCCAATACGGGAATAGGCAGCGGTTTCCCCGACAGTGTATATAGGGGAATCATAAGGCAGGTCAAGATTGAATTCAAATCCGATAATCCTTGACTGCCTTCCGTTCTCGAAATAGGCCTTGTTGATAAGGTTGACCTTTTGACCGATGCTGTAGAGGTTGTGAATGCCGTCCTCACTGTATGCGACATCCGACATCATCTTACAGTTATATGTAGAAGGGTCTATCTTTGATTTGGCAACGTACTTATCGGCTTTGTCCTTTAACTCCAACTGTGCTTCTGCTACCAGTCCCATTTCAGCTATCTTCATGGGATTCCAGCCCGATAAGATGTAAGTATCACCATTTTCGGGGATAAGCACTCCATCCGGAAGCGGTCTGCCGTAGTCCTCATTCCTGACTATCTCCCAAAGCTGTGCCTCAGGGTTCCAGCTACCGTTCTCCAGTTTCTCCGGCTTTCCCTCAGGGTCGAATGTCACAGCGAATTCCATACCATTCAACTTGCCGGATTGGAAAGTGATTTTCAATTCATTACCGGGAAGGATATAGTCCTTTGAGAAGGTAATGCCAGTATCCTTGAAACGGTAGGCATTCCACTTCTTTTCAGTGGTAGTCCCGTCGGCATTTTCTATTTTGTCAGTGTATTCCTTGGTGGTAATGTCCGACATCGTGCCGACCCTTCGGGGATAGACCTCATCGAAGATAACCACTTGTTCGATGGCTTCCTCGATGGTCATACCAGGATAAGCGTCTATGTACGGAGTTCCTTCGGGCAACATTAAGCGTTTTTGCACCACGCCGTTCAGTACTACAGTCTCATCAACGGGGCGGTAGTCAGATGGGATATTCTTTGTTGAGCCGAAAGCATAGATACGGGTGGCGTAGGTGGACCGGGATTCTGATCGTGGCATTTCCTGCACATTTTTCCCAATCTCGAAATCCACCGCATCGCCAGACTCACAACGTCCGAAATGGATGATGTTTTCAGTCACCCAGCATTCGCAATCCCATTTCTTTGCCATAGAGAAGCAGGCGTCAAGGATGTTGATGTTGTCATAAGTCATCAGTAGCGCCTTATTCTCTACAGTGCTGTTAATGGAGAAAACAAAATCTTGTCCTTTGTATTTGTAACCAAGAGCTTTTAAATTTCTAAGGACTATACCGGCTTGAACATCAAGTGAAGCGGTGAGATTCCAGGACGCTTCCTGCCCGGCCACTTCGGGGGTATATTTAAAGATTTTGTTTTTCCATTTCCAGTAGTGGGCGTCAAGCTGCAACTCATAGTCGTAGCCTGCGCTATCGGTGTTGAATTCTGGCTTCTGCAAGTCACACACCTCGAACAGCCCGAAGTCGCACTCCACGTATGAACCAAGTTTGAAGAATATAGGACTCTCCAAGGAGAACTTTAACGTGATGTAGTCCTCCTTCATAAGAGTAAACTTACGCTTGCAGCCTTCATTGGGAAGGGTAGTAAGCAGGATAGCACCGGATATGTCTTTGATGTCGATTTGTTCCACGTCTTCAAAGTTCGGAGATAAAAAAAAAAGTGCCCAATTTTGAGCACTCACATTCACGACAATAGAACCAATGTCGTGAATTAGGTTCTGTTTGCCGGATTCGGTTCGTTGAACTTGGCTGAAATTTTTCCGAAAGTTCGGTCTAAACCCTGTGCGTAAGTGACACTCTTGCCAGTATAAATAAGATGGTAAACTTCGCTACTATTAGCCGGGATTTGAATATCAATCTTGTCTTTATAAAGCTCATCGAAGAAAGCTTTTTTCTTTGATTGATAATCGGACTGGGAATTTCCTTCAATTGTGAACGAAAGTGTTATTTCCCTCTCATCGACTTTAGGATTATTGATTATTACCCGTTTCCCATGTTCAAGTCGGCTTTTGTTCTCAATAAAATCCTTCATGGGAGCGGATGCCCCAATAACATCAAGAAACCCCTCTCCCATTCTCACACCCCATGTTGTATAAGCGTTTTCGCCATTAATTAATAATTCATCCATAGACTATAATTTTGCTGTATTCTTTTTAACTTCTGCTATATCTCTTTGCATCTGTTGAATAGGTTTGACGATTGCCCCTGTATTTTCTGAAATCTGTACCAGTTCAAGATAAGATTGCGCTATCAAATTCCTCGTATCATCAGCAATATTTCTTGTTTCCGTATTTATGGAAAGTAGAGCATCTGCTTTTACTGTCAGTAGATTAAGTGATTGAGATTGAATAATATTCTGATTTTTTATTTCTTCTCCTGCAATCTGCAATGCTGTAAACCTACCGTTCAACTCTTCGCCAGTATCTTGACTCATTGCCTGAAAACCTTTGGATGAAGCTGACTGGGATGTTGATTCTTGCGAAATCTTGTCATATCCGGTGGCTGCGGCAAGCTCGTCACGAAGCTTCATCGCTTCTTCAATGTAGCCCATATACTCGCTGTTCAACGCATTTCTTTCGGATTCCGTCAAAGAACCATCCTCCATACCCTTTGCAAACTTCTCATACCACTTCTTTAGCTTGTCCTGATAAAGTGTGCCTATCTGCTCGGAGAGCATAGCTTGCATGAAGTATTCCGAAATGTCTTCGGCTGCATCTTTGGACGATGCTTTCATGTCCATAAGGGTATCTATGAAATTACTGTACACACTATCGAATGTGGTTTGTGTAAGCTGCTTGTTTATCTGATTATGGATTTCCTCAATACGCTCCTCCCCCTCGATAATCTTATCAAGATAATCTCTCACATCGCCATCTAATTTAGCCCAAAAAGTAGGCGCTTCTGACTTTAGTTTCTCCAACTGTTCAGTAGTCAGGTCAAACAATCCTGTCATGCGTCCGGTACCTATAAAATCCTTGGCGTCTTTGACTGACATGTCGAGTGCGTCGGCAATGTCCTGCCAGTCGCTTGACGAGGTATTCTTTGCCATGCGCTTGCCAATGGAATGAGAACCGGCAGACGCACCGGAGTTTAATCGTTCACGCCCAAGTATTCTGTACGCCTCAATGCTCTTGTTGACAAGTTCAAGAGCTTCTTTGCCTACCTTGTCCGCTTCTGCTCCGTAGGATGTGTTGATGTACTCCAGCTTCTTGTCTATCAGCTCATCCCATATCTCATTGAGTTTGTTATATTCCTCGACCATCTCGTTATAGTGGGAATAATCGGCACCGAACATCCCATCCAACGCAGACACTACAGCGGAAATTCCAGAAACCGCACTCATTGCGCCTCCGACAATATCACCCGACATGATTTGCCCGACCCCGGATGCCGTTTGTCCTAAGCCGCCAAGCGCATCAATGGCACTTGTTATCTTACTGTCGTCAAATCCGAATATGTCGACGATACTTGAGCCGAACTCATTCAATGCAGGGGCAAAAGACGTCACAGCATTTCCTATATCGGTGATTCCTTGACCGGTTTTCTTGGAATCGTTGCCACCCTTTTTTATGGCTTCTATCCCTTTCTCCAAGTCAGAGACGAAAGCCTGCCACGGTGATTTGCCTTTCAGCTCATCCTTTAGCCCTCTGATTGCATCTGTTACGTCCTTTATGGAGATTTCACCCTTTTCTATCTTTTCAATGTCCTTATCAGTGAATCCGAGCGCTTTCAATTCATCAAGTGTAACATTCGTTCCGTCACTTTCCTTTGTACCAGACATGTACTTGACAAGTGTTTCATACTTATCAATGATGGACTGAATAGCGGAAACGGACTTATTGCTGGCATCTTCAAAGAGGTCTGCCATCGCCTTTGTGGAGTGACCGAACTGTTCATCAAGCTGTTCAAGAGCCTTGTTCTTTTGGGCTACCTTGGAAGCGTACTCCGGGCTGTCGGTTTGCAGTTTGGCTATCTCGTCATTGTATTTCTGTACAAGGTTCTTCCGTTTTTCTTGGTAATTTCCGTACTCAATGAAGTATTCCTGCCAAGCCTTTCTGTCCGATTCCAGCTTCTTTCTGTTTACGTCGGAGATACCGGATTCCCTTCCTTTTGCTGCATTGGAAGCCCACATGCCAAGAGTAGACATTTGCTCGTCGGTTAGCTTGCCGCCCTGCAAACTTTCCCATTCCCTGCGCTGCTTCTTGATGGCATCAAGCTCCCTCTGATAGTCCAAGTCAATCTGCTTCAACTTCCTTTCCGTGCCGTCCTCCATGAGGTTGACTTCATCCTGCTGGTTTTTCCGACGAATGGAAAGAAGTTGTTCGGCAAGTTGTTCTTGCTGTTTAAGTTGCTTGGTTACTTCTTTTGGGGATTGGTTTTCTTGTTTGGAAGACGAATCGTAAACTTTCAGTTCTTTTTCGGCTTCTTTTAGCTTTCTGACATTATCCTTGTAATTATTTACAACAGCGTCATCTATGCCTTTGAATTTTCCTGTATCCAACAATTTCTTTTGAGAAGATGCAATGGAGTTTAAAGCGGTTTCGGCTTCTTTCTTTTGATTAGTCCAATATTCCTTATTCTTAACAACAACTTTCTTGTCTTCTTTTTCTTTTTGTTTGTTAGCTTCTATCTGTATCTTTTTAATGTCAGCTACCACCTTTTTAGCTGCTTCAAGTTTGGATTTAGCATCAGATAATTGAATCTCATATTGTCCTGAATATGTACCTCTTTTAGAATCCGCAGCAATTAATGCATTAATTTTATCAACCTCTTTTTGAGCCAAGACAACATTGGTTTTGGCTCCGATGATTTCTCTTCTATCAGATGCTTCATTTATTTTTTTCAATAAAGAGAGCTTATCCATCAATTTTATCTTCTCAATATCCATGTTTTTAAATACTTCTGGTAATATGCCTTGAAGTTTCAAGTAGGCATCTGCTTTTTTATACTGAGTAGAGGTTTCATCTCTAATTACGCTAAGTAATTCATTTATTTTATTTTTCAGACTGTCAGAGGCGTTCTTCATTTTCTCCATTGATTCTGCAGCAGAACGAGCTGTTTTTTCAGCATAAGTAGTATGGTCTGCTAATGTATATACTGCAACACCAAGAGATACCACAGCCATACCAACAGCCACATAAGGATTCATTACGAGAACCTTGTTGTATGCAGCTTGAGCAATAGTAGCGGCTTTGGTTGCTGTAATTTTAGCCCATATAGATTTCACTGAACCCTGTTCAACAATAGTATTTATCAGTAACCCAGCTCGATAAATACCGTAAATTTCGATAAGAGCCAATACACTCTTACCTATAATGTCGTAGTTCTTAACGATAGTATCGACAGCAGATATACTTCCGGAAATCAAATCTTGATTAGCAAGTCCTATTTCAGCTAAAGCAGTAGTTATCGTATCTTCCAAATTAGACATTTGTCCCTCAATAGTCTTTGCAATAGCTTCCGTAGAGCCTTCAACTCCTTTCATTGAGCCAAATTGTTCAACAGCTTTCATTACAGATTCAACCGTTCTGTCACATTCAACTGTCATATCACGGAAAGAGAGCTTAACCTTGTTGCCTTCTGTCTGGACACGAACACCGAACTCTTTCCAACGCTCAGGATTATTTATATCAAGTATCGCCTCTGTTAACTGGTCGAAAGGCTTTGCTACCGTATTGGTAAAATCTCCCATTTTTTTCATGGCATCCATCGAAGGAGTAACACCACGATTGACAAATTTTATAAAATCATCCGTCAGCTCATCAAGTTGAAAGTTTGTTTTTGCGGCAAAGCTATTTATGTCAGATAGATATGCTTTTGCCTTTTCGGAACTACCATTCAGAGCATTAGTTAATACAGATTCATACTTTTGAAACATTCCAGCGGTTGAAACTACATTTGAAGCAACTTGTTTCAACATTGCGATTCCACCAATAGCAGCAAGTGTCTTCTTAAATGAGACTCCTACACCTTCATTAACAGTAATAACAGCCTTGCTTTCATTCTTGAACAAAGCGTATTCATCCTTTAGAGCTTTGGTGGATAATCTTACAAGAGCCTGTTGTGATTGTAATTCACCAAGAGCATACTTTTGTTCTCCTAATGCTGCCTTTGCACGGTTTAATTCATCTGATAAAGATTGTCTTTTAGGGTCATACTTTCCTAATTTCTTATATTGCTCTGTAAGCATTGAAACATCATTCTGTGTCTCACGTATAATGTTTTTTTGTTTGATGATTTCTTCAGATAAGGAATTGACAGCTTTTTCGCCATCATAAATACCTTTTTTGAAATCATTTTCCATTGTTGCTCCTGCTTTGGCAGCATCATAAATAAGGGTATTCATTTTTTTGCTATTTTTTCCTAACTGAGCATTTAGTTTTTTAAATGTATCAGGAGATTGAGTTGAATCCATAGAAAAAAGCGTTTGTTTCAACTTTTCTATTTCTGTCCTTAATCTTACAACTTCTTGCCAATCCGAAGCCACACGAAATACGAGCTTTCCCATTTCTATCTTTATTTTTTCATTACTTATTGCTCAAATTTATCACATACCCTAAATTTAGCCTGCTTATTTTTATACAAATACACAACAATCGGGGGATTGTGGGAAAATAATTGCAAAGAAAGAACTTGATGGTCTGTTTTAGCATTTCAGAGATTGCAAAAACACGACAATGGAAGAATTATCGTGAAATAGTTTGAAATAATTGAATTTCTCGGTAGTTTTGCGTATTATCTAACTAAACACTACAATTATGGAAGATATGCTCACTTTTACAGGATGGATAGTTATCATCTTTGGTATTCTACAAATCATTCTTTTCTTCAAGGTATGGATTATGACAGATGACGTTAGTAGGATAAAAAAGAACTTAATTGACGGTACAGACGCTTCTCTTGAAGCAGCTAAAAAGGAAATCATGTTAGGACATCCTGATAAAGCATTTGAAATTTATAATAAATGTTTTATAAATGATATTGTAACATTGCATAAAGAAACTCGAACTGCTGGTATGAATTCAGAACCTGCAAAAGATGCCTATGAAGCAAAATATCAGGAAAAATGCCAATTATATAAAAATGAACTATCTAAATTGGGAAACAGCTATTCTATTGATTTTACGCGCTTTGATAATTTTGACAAAATAGATAAAATTATGTCATAACAAATAAAGGGTGATTTTTCACCCTTTACTCACTCTTATCAATACATAAAAGACTAATAATAATATAACATATTTCCATATAAATCCACCGGATGTTTTCCTCTCGCTTCTACAAACCCTTGAAATTTTACTATGATTTAAACAATTAAGCCTTGCAGCTTCTGATGCGCTATTATAGACTTTAAGTATTTTATTTGTATTGGGGGCAATCATGGCAACACGTTTACCGTTTGAAAGTCCAATCTTTTTTCTTGTATCTTCGGACACTTTGTGACCTACTATTTTCGCTACACGCTTTTTAATGGCATCTTCACTTTGTTTTTTTCCAAACATAGGATTCTTTTCGCCAATACGGGATGCTGATATTTTCGTTCTTGTATCTTTTGATACTTTATGCCCAATTAATGATAAACTTCTACGCTTCTTTGTCTCTTCGCTTTGAGATAAGCCTTTTTTTATTTTACTCAATTTCATCCTTTGCTCTAAAGGCATTTTGCGTCCTTTGTTCCAAGGAGTGTTGCCTTTGAGTGTTTTTGAAATTTTCATTTTCGTCTCATAGGAGAGAAACTTATCTGTTTTGCCAAGAACATAACAGCACCATGCTTGACCTTTTGATTTATATTCCATTCCTAATTTCAACTCAAAATCATAGGCTTCATCTTCATTATCAAAGTATTCGACAATTTTATAATCACATTTACACTTTCTGCGAATGTTGCGAAAATGTCGATTCCGATCTTTCATACTTGTAACCCGATTTCCAGAACCTTTTCCAACATAGAAAACTTCATTAGTATCTACTAAAAACCAAATATATACATAATACTTTTTCACAAATTATTTCTTTTACATATTTACACAAATATACCAATTTGAAATGATTAAAATATAAATAGCGTACCTCGACTTAACGAAGTACGCATATTGTTCAAGCAATTTGTTTTAATTGTAATAAAATAAGTAACTCGATGAACTTATCTTCATAATAAAGCGGTTGAGTACTTTTAGGATTGTTTGGATTTACTTGGTTTTCGCCAAAATTCAACCCGTCACCTGTTATTGATTTGAATTTCTTCACACCACCTTTACTTGATGGACGAGTTAGTTCTACCATATAACCTTTCTCAATCATTTTCTGATTAAATACTTGTGCGCTGATTGCACATTCATTTTCTTTCAGAAGTTCGCCTGCTGATTTTAGAATACCTTTTGATGGTGTATAATCGGGTGTAGGCAAACCAAGAGGTTCTGCAATAGTTTTTGCTAAAGCCAGTTTGCTGCTTTCGTTCAGATTAAGAAAGCCAGTTAGCCAATCGGCCACCGCTATCTTATCTTTAATGGTTGGCTCTTTCAGTAGCTTTATATGTTCGGCAGCCTTATGAAAAACTTTACGATACACTTCAAAGACTGGACGTACTTTTTTGACGATAAAGTATTCAAGGCACGAAACAGTAAGATAGTAATCATCCACATATTTAGCCCCCGATACCTGCTCCGCTTTTCGGTGGAGCAGCTTGTAATCTTCATTCTCAATAAAGTCACGAACAAGTGCTTTAACTGCACTATCTTTTCGTTCATAAATAAGCATCCAAACTTCATCCAAATTAACCGGATATTTATCACTCGCTTTCGCTAACTTTAAAATAGCATTGAAATACATCTTTATTTCTTCGCTTGAACTTGATTTTGTTAATTGGTTCATAATCTATTATTTAGTAGTTAATAATATTCTAAGTAAAAGGCAGCCCCTAAAGTCGTGCGAAGACTGCCTTTTTGAATAATCGTGTTAGTTCGTAAGAGCCGAAACTCTACTTGTTATAATCGTGCCAATAATATAGCTTACATCACGAGAACATTCATTCAGCCTTAAAACCGTATCGTCCAAGCAATCCCATTGTCCGGCATCCCGTAATTCTTTCTCATCCATCGTACCCGAAACTATACTACGGGCTTGATTAATGAGATACATTGCTTTTAATAAATCAGAATGAACAGCTTTGTTCTTTACCTCTTCAATATTAATTTCTGTTGTCATAATCGTTATATTTTATGTGTTAGTACTCTACAAATCGCTTTATAAACTTGTGTTTTCTCAAATCTATTTAGTGTCGATGCTTTGTCAGCCCCGAATGATAATTCGCCATTTTTGAACTGATATACGTTAATCCGCCCGCCAACTGTGTCATGTCGGTATATCTTTACTTCTCGATTTTCAGCTATTAGTATCATAGTCATTTCTTTTATAGTTACCACTTTTTTACCTGTTCTTTCAGTTCATCATACTTGCCATTGATGAGTAATTCAACTTCACGATGAAAGTTTATATCAGTCAAACGAAACTCTATTAAAGCACGCTTGTAAACGTCGCCCTTTTGATGAGCGTTGATTAAACGCATCATCTGTACATTATCCAAACCGTAACCGTTTTTACGATTGAGATTCACAGCTCTTCTTTTATCGCTTTCTCTTAGTTCTATTGTTGCCATAACTTTTATATTTTAGTGTTTATACTTCATTCATTTCTATCTTACTTTGATTTCAATCACCGCAATACTGACTACTCATATAACCTTTGCTATTCACATTGTAGCAGTCAGTCCAAGTAATCTTACTATCATTATAAGATTTACGTTCTACGGGTTTCTGATTAGCTAGCATAACCTTTACTTGAGCATCTCTTTCTTCTTTGAACTTGATAGCATCTTTAGCCCAAGTCCAAGCGAGTTTCAGACATTCGCCAAAGGTTCTACCCATTCTTGAATTACTTCTGTAGAATCTATGAGCGTCTTTCATGATTTGAGATAAGTTGTAGCGTTTCATAACTGTACGTTTTAATGTGATACATCATATTTATAGTGCAAATATAACGTAGTAGATTAATATTGCAAAATAAAACAATAACACAACGCATCATATTAACATTAATTAATTATGTAGTACATTAAATACCCGAATAAGTATTGTATTTTTGTATCATAATCAATTAATGCACTACATTATGGCAGAATTAAGAATTAAAGAAGTGTGTAAAGAGAAAGGTGTTAAAGTCATGGATTTATCTACTATGATAGGTGTTTCACAGACAAACACAAGTAATATAATCAACGGAAAGGTAAATCCATCACTTGAAACATTAGAAAAGATAGCCAGTGCTCTTAATGTGAGAATAACCGAACTATTCGAGGAACCGACCAATATAAACGGCTACATCGAATTAGACGGAACCATCCACAAGGTTACGAGTAAGGAGGATATTAAGAAGTTAGCGGAGAAACTTTAAAAAGTATGAAACATCTTTTTAAGTATTTTACTATATTAGTCTTTGCCCTATCATTGACGTCATGTGATGCTGAAATAGAACCTTCGGCTGCAAACTCCGTTTCAGCAATTATTGCTACGATTTTAGAATACCTATATGCTATAATTATTCTAATAGCTTGTATTATTATACGCATAATCCGAATTGTAGGCATTGTATCAATCATTATTGCTTCTCATATGCTTTATTCTAATGCAAATGCAAGTATAATAAACCCATATTTATTATTGGCAATAGGACTTATTGTAATAATAGGCTCGTTGTGTATTCCCGTGAAAACATATAAGCCACACGTTATTATTTCTAAATATGCAGGTAAACAGAAAAAAGAAGCGGAAAAACACAATAAATGGAAGGACTTTCTATATGATACATGCATTGGCTTGGCATCTGGTATTATACTATTGATTGTAGAACACTTTGTATTTTAGTGAAAAATAGCTTGATTATAAGTTAAAGCCGGAGAAATCCGGCTTTAACTTCACCCATTAGCATTTCCCATATAAGTCCTACGAGAAACCTGCTTATTCCAACTCGTTCCATTCTTGTTGAAATTTCCCAAGTACCGCCCTGTAATCCGATTCACAAGATTATTAGGATTACTTGCATTACTCCCATAACGTCTCTCTGCAATTCTTGCAGCTTGTCGGGCAATATCCCAACCTGATTTAGTCCTTTTCCTGACTCAGCTTTAAAATTTAAAAGTTAAACAATATAATTTCGCCATATCTATTTCTTTTTCCTACGATTAGCCAATTCCTTACCACTGATTCTATTCACCTTCTGACCACCATATACTGCGTGTAATTTATCCCGTTGCATCATCAGCAGATTCCGATAAGGGATAATCTCAAACACTTCTGTATAACTCAGATGCAGCGTGTCAATCAAATGGGCTATCTGCCCGAAGAACGTTGTGTTTCCTACTGTTTCGGTCTTGCTGCCAGCATCGACACGTTCCTCATCGAGCTGACACACTGAAAAGCCGATATATCCATCATGGAGAAACACACCTCCAAAGCATTCCTAACTTCTTCAAAAGTCCCGTTCTCTAAATTTTCAGCCAGCTCCTCACTGCCACAGATGAAACAAGAAATGCCTTTCAGCATATCTCCAGCAATTTCAGGAAGTTCTTTAATAGCCTCCATTACATTATCTCCAGTCATGCCGATATTGGAAAAATGATGAATGACACGACAGATAATTTTAATTGTAGGAGGTTTAATGGTATAAACCATCCCTCCTATCTCCACATTCATGAAATCCAGCCCTAACAAAGCATCAGAAACTGTTTTTGCTGCTTGATTATTCATAACATTAAATTAAAAAGGCGGTGAGCAACCACCCACCGCCATCTGAAAACAATCCTTTTACTGAAAAATTATCAACCTTCCGGCACTACAACTTCCGATTCGTCAAACCACTTTTCGGAAGCCAATCCATCTACACCTGTGGAAAGGGGAACGGCCGAAACAGCCAATCCGACAGCCTTATCGGTATTAGAGCCACGGGCATTGATAGCCGCTTTCGGAAACACAACATAAACTCCGTCTTTGGTTTTACCAATCACACATTTATGAATAGGCTTATACTTGCCTCTTTCCCAATTCTTTTCTGTGGCTTTACCACCTTGTAAATCAGCCTTTGTAGCATAATCATACTCACCAATGGTGAAGTTGATTTTCACCTCACCCGGTTCAGACGTTTCCCGGTAGTACTCACCAGTCAAAGCGTTTTTGTAACGAGTTACACTTGCCTCTGCTTCTTCGTATTGATACGTGTCACCATGCACATTCTTGACCCGCTTCGTTGCTGCGTTTTTCAAGATGGTGGCTACTTCTGCGCCTGTTAATCCGGCAGCTGGAGTAGTAACCGTTTTAATCGGTTCTGCATAATACAGTTCGTCAATTTCTACTGCTGTAATCATATCATTTTACATTTAATACATTAAACAAAATTCTCACATTCACATAATGACATTTCAAAGCTGTATCCGCTTCCGTGCCAATTGATTCGATAGAATAACGATAGGTTGTACCGTCATAGGCGCTTACTACATCATCAAGCAGTTTGTTGGCTTGTCTTTCGAGTTCTGCCAATCTTATACGGTTAGAATAACCCTGAATGCGCGGTACGAATATATTCACCTCATTAAAGCTATTCTTCCAGTATTTACTTGGTATTTGCTTTTTCACGTGGATGATTATCATTTCTCTTTCCAATCCCTTTTCAGGGTCTATATGTGGAAAATCTTCACTTTTGCCGTCATCACCTTCAAAGACAACGTATATCTCGTTTATACCAAGAGCTTTGCAATCCTGATGGAGTATATTCCCTATGGTTTGCGGTGTTATCATTATTCAAATTCCTCCTTTAATCGTTTATAAGCAAATAAAGCACCTCCACTCCTGACCATAAATCCATGACCTTCAACCTTAGATGCGTACTGATAACCATTAGGAGCGGTAGCATCATTATAGAGTTCTAAGCCTTCTTTTGATGCAGTATGTTTATTCGATTTACGCAGAGTACCACTTCTATCGATATAGCTTCCATGTTTTTTATCGTATTCATCAGCTTCGTAACCAACTTTATCTACAACTTCAAGAAATTCGGTTTCACCTTCCTTCATGAATGGCTCGAAATCTGAAAAATCAAAATCAACTTTTACATCCATAATTCCGAGTAGTTAAAGTAGTTTGTACTCTTCACTGTATAAACCTCGCCTTGACCTCTTACGCCATCACCATCTATGCAACGTACTTCATCGCCTGCCTTAACAGTGATTCTCTTCTCGCACACCACATGATAATTCGGACGATACACAGAGCCGTTTTCAGATGAAAACTCTTTGGTAGTGTTATCGTCACAACGGCACTTGCATACGTCTTGCCAGCTTTCACCACCTGTTCCGGGAATAGGTCTGCCAAACTCATCCTTATCCATCGGGGTGATAACCTTAACCTGCAATATGTGGGGAGCGAATATCATAAGAAAGTCACTTTAGGTTTGTTACTCAGTTCGTCTTTCAAACCGTACTGCTTACACAGCCATGAGTACAATTTCATTAGGCTATCAACATGATTAGACCAAGACACAGAAAATCCGCTTTCGCTGACCGAAGATGGATTTTGTATCATCCACGGAATTTGCTTTGCACAAGCGACCTCTAATCTTGCCCGATTTTCCTCGGCAAAAGGTTCTTCACCATCCAATCCCGTTCTTGAAAGTATATTTTCAACTACAAGATTAGACGGGGTGTTCTTATCAAATACGCTTAATATAAACTCCTTGTTACTCATGGCTGCTATCATTCAATATGGTGTAATCAGTTTACTATATGCGGTATAGCCATAATGCGTACAATGTTTAGATTTATAGATGTATCTGAACGGACATTTGGGAACATTAATTCGTACCCCTTGAATAGCCATTCCTTCTTTTATCGAACACATCATAGCCGGGTTATTTGCAACCAAAAACACGGGATGTGTCATGGTCAGCACAACACAATCAGCCGGAGCCGTTTCCAAAGTGATAAACTGAATATCCGGCAGACCAACATCAACCGATGGATTCACGTATTCACACTTAGGAGATTCCACACTTGATGCCTGCACGCTCAACGAAACCAAAGACATCATTAAAAAGCCACACATGGCAAAAATAAAATTCTTCATTTCTTTTCTGATTTATAAAATTAGACAATGGAAGGGTAGAAGCACTACCCTATCCTTTTACTCGATACCTAATGCTTCTTTCAGTTTGGCTGTTGATTCTTCATCCAGTTCTGCAACCTTAGCCAAAAGAGTTTCCTCTTTCATATTGCCGGAAGCTTGCGCACCGATAGACTTCAAAGCATCAATCAAAGCCTTCTTCTCAAACTCCTTTTCAAAGAGGGAGATTTTCACCTCCTTCTTTTCTTCAGGGGCTTTCACTTCGGTATTTTTTTTTGCCTCAATCCGTTCAGCAAGTCTGCGGCTTTCCATATCCAGCACACGGGCTTCCTCACCGACTTCAATCACTTCACCGGGAGTATAATACTTTCCGGTGAACTTGTCGCGGAAAACTGATATAACCTTTACTTTCATATCCTACCTCCTTATGCTGATTGGATGGATGCAATTTCGCTCAAATCGAAATTAGTAATCAAATCCGGATTGGAAATCTGCGGAATCCACTCTGCCGTATATTCCATGTAGCGACCATTTTTGTCACGGTAGTTGGAGATAAGCATCTGTCCCTCTGACGGGATATAAGTACGTCCTTGTACCGGGTCTGTCGCTTCATACGGGGTATGATGGCGCATATAACCAATGTTGTCAGAAGGTAACAGAGTAATACGGTTATCCGCGTAAATCGGCACATTCTTTCCCGTCTGGTCTTTTACGTAGTCCTCCTTGATTTCAATGCGAGGCAGACCGATGCCGGTGAACACTTCGGAAGCCAAAGAAGAGGAAACCAGTCCCGTACTCAACTTCATCTCATTAGTACCAAGAATCATCTTGTACTGTTCACCAAATTCGGATGAACCAAGAACATGCTTGTTGAAAGATGCACGAGTCATAATCATCTTGGCATAAACACCAAAATCCGGAGCCAAAGAATGAAGTTTCTCTCTCAAATAAGAGATGAACATATTCTTTCCATCTACAACCACATCTCCACTTGTCGGCTTGATAAAGTTGAACGGAAGGGTAATCTCCAGCAGTTTATTATTGGTCTGACCGGAAGTGATTGCAGCGTCTTTGTTGTAAACGGTGGCTTCACCAAGCATCAACAGCGCACCGACAATAATATCCATACGCTTGTGGGCAGCAAGGGTAATCTGACGGTAGTCGTCTGCCAGGAAGTTTACAATCTCTTCCATTGCAGCCTTTTGGTCGGCTGGCTTAGCTGCATTGAACTTGTCAATCAAATCCTGCAATTCGGAAAGACGGTCAATAGACATCTGATAAGCATCACCCAAATAGGCAATCTCACCATATCCTGAACCGATATTCCTGCGTTCACGAATGGGTTTCTCTCCAAAACGTGAATTGATAGAGCCGGCCATAACTCCGGTTACAGAACCGATATAATCCTTGAACACACGAGTAGTTACTCTGCGGAAAGTAAGATACTGTTGCCAATAGATTGTGTCCTTGCGTGTCTGGTTCACACGTCTGATGATAGCGGAAACGATGTTCGCATCATCGAATAATGTTTGAATCGTTAAAAACATATCCTACCTCCTTACTCGTTAAACTCAAACCATCCCTTCATGTTGGCTTTATCGTTCTCAGAGAACGGCATAACCAATTTTGAAGGTTCAATCTCTGCGGCTGTACGAAGCAATGAAACCAATGTGATTCCGTCCTCAACCTTTGTACGGTTAAACAGAGCCGAATTAGCTACATGCTTTTGTTTTAAACCATCAACTGCAACCGCATTGAATAATACGGCATCTTTAGCGATATTCTCACCAAAAGCAGCCTTAATAGTCAATACATCATAACCGGCATTAGACTTATCAATTGCCGTTACTTCTGCACCTTTCTTACCGCTTCCGACAAACATACCCACATAAGCCAAAGAGTTCTTGGCTACTTTGATAGACAAAGCCTCTCCACCAGTGGTATAGGCTTCCGCAACTCTCACATTGATTACCGCATAAGCGAACTTGTTTTTCAAGTCTGCATAAATCGGTGTAAATCCGGGAAGAAAACTTCCCACTACCAGGTTCTGCGTATCAAGTTTGAACGGACCACGTCTACGAATACCGGTCTGGACATCGTAGCGTTCCTCTTGCTCAACGGGCGGAACCAAGTCATACTTAAATCCTGCTGACATAATTAATTCTTGTTTTGTTCAACAATAGTTTTCGTTCCCTCATCAATCATCTTGGCGATAGATTCAGATTCTTTCTCAATCTTCGCTTCCGCTGATTCGGGAGGGGTTACGCCTTTGAAGCCGTCATTTGCGAACTCCTGCTTCAAGTCCTTGAAGTATGCGTCCAAGTCCTCATCGTCCTTAATGGCGCATCGTTTGGCGTAGTTTTCGGGAATACCATACTCCTTTGCCTTTGCCATAATCTGCTCCTGCCGGGTAGCTTGTAACTTCTCTGTCTCGAATTGAGCGAGCTTATCAGAAAGAGGTTTAACGGCTGCACTCACTGCGTTAGCAATAATAGCCGCCATGTCGTCCGTCTTATCTTCCAGCTTCAGATTAGGGTTAGGATTGGGATTAGGATTCTCAATTGACTTACCGTCTTTAAGGTTATGTTTCTTTTCGTAGTTGGAAACTGCGGTCTTGGAAGCATCCCCGGCACGGAAATCACCATAGGAGTTAAGCACGTCCGAAAAACTGATACCCTCAACAATGGAGTTTACCTTTGTCTCGTCCGTTACACCCTCTGCCTTTTTAGTAGCGATTCGGGTTAAGATAGCAGTGTCCACCCCAGCGAATTTCTGTTGTAGCCCTGCCAAGATTTGTTCTAAGATTGTCATACCGTATGAATTTGATTTATAAATTTCTACGGTAAATTTCGTTATTTATAAAGAAGGTGAAAAATTATCAGATAGGTGATACACAACAATGAAGCGGTTGTTGTAAAATGGTATAAAAAAGGCGTGAAACCGAATGGAATCACGCCTAAATAAAGTATTGTAACTTATGCCGGTACAGCCATTAATTCACGCCCTACTGAACGTATTGTTTCTATAATATCTTCAAAACGTTTCTTAGACGGCTTCTTTGTTCCACTTACATATTGAGCAAACAAACTCTGAGAAATACCTAAACGTCGTGCTATGGCAGCAGCATTCAATTCAGGATGAGCTATAAATAAATCATAAAGAGGATTGGATTTCCTTTCCCGAAAGAATCCCTCAAAACTCAAATCTTCATCAAGCTCTCTCCAATGTATTCCGTCATGGCTCGTTGTGAAATTTGCGCGCTGCGCAGGAGTAGCCCATTTCAGCCTTTGGAAATCTGAAAACTTCTCACATGCCTCCTTCCCGTCAGTGGTACGTATCCATACCTCCGTATCAGTCAACCATACCTTTTCAACTATGATATTTTCCATAACCACTTATTTTGATTTATTAAAAAATTTATTCCAATGCTCTGCTATTACTTCTTGATTTTCTTCTATAACTGATTCTACAAGTTTCAGTTCAGATGACTTCAAGCCATTATTTTTGATTAATGTAACTGGAAATAAAGTGAATTTAGCACTTACATCCCCTTTGATTACATGAACATGTATAGGCTCATGGTCATTAGCGTAAAACATAAAACGAAAACCAAATAAAATAAATATCGTTGGCATACCTTTCTCTATTGATTACCCTACAAATATAGGTAATTATTTAATTACCTACAACTATTCAAGCAAAAAATTAGCGGCAATTCTTTGATGTTGCCGCAAAATATTCTATTTTTCTTGTACTAAAATTATAATCCCCATAATTTTTCTGACTAAGAGGCATTTTTCTGTCCCTTATTTCCGATTTGCTCATTCTTTGCCGCTTGCTCCTCCTTGATTTCTACAAGCTCCTCTTCTACCCTATCAGCATTCCCGGCAAACATAATCCCCTCACGTGTGGACCAAATGCCACCACTGACAGCGGAAACGGCAGTAGTCACTTTGTCATTCAAATCATCAATCATATATGGAACCAGTTCTGTTTCTATGTCAATGGTCTGCGATGCCTTGCTAAACTCGGTTGGATTGATAGAGCCTAAAGCGGAAACAATGAAATTTACTCTCCGCTGCAAGAACTCACCGATAACCTCACCGTGATTTTCTACCGCCATATGTGCACCCATGAACATAAAGCGGAAAGCGGTTCCTGATGCTTTGCCTACCCCCTTCAACGTCTCAAAGGATATTCTTGGAGTGTTTGACATATCATAAGCCATATTAGTGAGTGTTTCTGCTTCAAATTTTACGGTATCTGGCACCTGATTCCACGTCAGATATTGAGCATCCGCACCTTCACCCGTAAGTTTGACCATTCTGTCCTTAACCTTACCCATGAAACCCTCTACATCTCCAATTAGCTTCAGTAACGGGAAAAAATGATAGTCTATACAATCAGCATAATTAGATAACAATTTCTCTAATCGGACCCGAAAAGTCTTTATCTTCTTGCAGTAAGGTTCAGGACGATAAGCATAGAGAACCGGTAGTTTTGGGAATCCATGAGCAAAAGGAGTTCTTTCTTCATACCCTTTAGACAAATCCCATTGATAAACCATTTTGTCCGTGATAGTCATAAAGCAGATGACCTCCGAATCATCCATGAGCTTCTTTTTATACTCACGTGAGAAAGCAATCATTTTACCTTCGTCGTTAAAGAACGGGTATAGCTTATCACCTCTGAATGGAGACCATAACACGCTTTTCAGTTTCTTGGTGGGTTTTACCTTCCCCCCGAAGGTAGTCTTTATTTTCTTCCAAAACTTTGCCCAAAACGAATCATCATCGGTAACATACCAATATTCTGCCGCTTCTTGTTCGGAGAGCCAGGCACGGACAACCTTCTTGTTCTGATATTTGATTTTATTAGACTTGAATACAGCCTTTACTGCATCCAGCAGCTTCTTTTCATCATCATCAGTTGGAGTGCAATCCATAGACGGTTCTGTGCCAACTGTGAAAGCAGTTTGAATGTTCACTATATCCTGTTCCAATGGAATGGAGATACGGTTCACTGGTTCTGTTTTATACTTTGCTTCGATTTCATAAGTCTTACCAGTTTTTTCATCGAAGTGCTTCTCAGCTTCTTTTCCAAGAACCTTTCTGTCCGGATACTTCTTTTTGTCAACCATAATTTCATGGCGTTCCGGATTCCAATCGTCCCAAAGTTTACAACAGTCGGGAAGTTCAGTTTTTCTACCTTTCTTCAGGTAGTTTATCTTCTGCCCGATGTCAGGGAGTGCTAATATTTCTTCTAAATTCAATGGCATAGTTTATATTTTTAATGCGTGAATATTCCTGTTAAATCTTTCGGCTTCTGAATCTTACCAAGAAGCTCACCCAATACATAGTAACGTACAGCATCTATTCCGTGATTGTCATGGTCTTCCGGTTCGTTGATATAGTTCCCGTCCTTATCCTTTGCCCAAACATACTTTCTGAACTCGCTTTGCAAGTTGTACGAGCGTTTGGTTATATAAATCTCCATATCTTTCATTTTGTCAATTCCGGCATTGATAGAGCCTGCACCTTTCTCTACGGCATATATCTTGATTCCTCCGTTGTGTATCTCTTGAATCAAACGTGGGTCTGCGCTGTCAGCAATGACTTTCAATCCCCACGGGCGAAGAGTCTTGATGATGTCAGAAGAAAGCAATCCAGTACGGTAATCCACTTCATCCAAGTAAAGGGCGTTATCAATGATACCACAACGAATGGAAGCAGACGGGTCATGCGTATAGCCGAAGTCTTGCCCGAAAGCAACTTTCTTTGCCCAAGCCGGGAACTCGTCAACAATTCCCCATTTCTTGAATACGGCACCTTCTGCAACGTCAGCCCACCGGCCGATAACCACATGAGCATACTTTTCAGGATTACTCACCTTCATATCTTCCACCTCTTTCAGGAACTCAGGAGAAAGGTTATCCAAGTTATCAAAGTAGGTAGTGTGAATATGAAGCACATTCGGATGAGTGGAAATCTGAACCTGCACACCATCAATCTCTACCAGCTTGTGAGTTTTCTCAATGTATTTCTTGTAGATGAAGTGATTGGAATCGCATGGGTTCATTATAATGATAATCCGGTTCTGAATACCCTTCTTGCGAATGGAGAGCATTATCTTGTCGAACTCATCTTCGCTTGTCCACTCTTCCGCTTCATCGCAGACGAAAGTCGTAATGCCTTGAATGGATTTCAGTTTTGCTGTCTGGTTCCCGGAAGAAGTCTTGATACCCCGGAACATGATACGGCTCTTAGTCATCTTATTGACTATATCCGTCTTTGTGGTCTTGAAATATTTCGTGGTACCGTCCAAATCTATCTTCTCCATCATTTCGGGAATGATAGACATACCGGCAGAAACCATAGTGTAACGGGTATAGAGAATCTGATGAACTATCTTCTCTACGGGAGTCATTTCAAAAGTCAACCGTTCAATAAAGGTAGAAGCATTGAAAGACTTTCCGCTACCACGCCCACCAGTGATAAGAATTATAAATTTTTCATTATCCTCGTATAATGGATGGTAAATTTCTTGAGGTACTATCATTTCAGCTTGTCTTTAATCCAGGAATCAATGTTGATGCCGTGCTCTATGTCTGTTGGAATATCAGCATCTTCATCCTGCTTGCGTTCAATCTTTCTCCAATCTTCATCATGGTGGTACAGCCAAACGGACATTGCTTGCAAATTAGGAGCCAACTCGCTTTCGCTTACTTGTAATTCATCTTCGCCCGTCAAATTCCCTTCTGAATCACGGAGCTTTCTTACCACGGTGCTTTTGGTTTTTATGCCACCGAGAGCCATTGCAAGGAATTTAGCCCTTACAGTGGCATTGATTGTCGCGCGCCCACGCGCTAAGACTTCGGATATTTCGGTGTACTCACTTTTCTTTTCGCAGAATGTTTGAGGCAAAATCCCTATGGCATAAGCAATTTCCTTGTCAGTGAATCCCTTTTTGGCATACGATTCCACGAGAGAAAGAAAGTCCTCGCTTGTATAATCAAACTTAGGCTTTCTTCCTCCTTTACCTTTTCTATTTTGAGATTCACTATTGCTCATAATTTTAACCGTTATTGTTACCCATATAGACACGGCGAGAAATTGGCTTGTTTCCATAGACATCAACTCCTCTTTTTGAGAAATAGCTATCTATTTTCTCAGCATATCTTCCCATTATGGATTTCGTTCTATCCCTTATGTTTCTTTGTCTTGCAGAACCTAACCCGTATTGTCTTCCAGCGTTGTACATTATTCGTCTAGACTGCTGATATAACTGGCTATATGTTTTCTTTCTAACTCAGCTTTCCTCCCAATAATCAATCTATTCTTTCTACTTGTTCATCAAAAACTTCTCCCTTTATAAACTTCATATCTGGTTCATACCCGAACCTTTCGCAGAAAGCGGCTTTAGCTTCATAGGTATCGAAGGACAACATCACATAGGCATCCATGTTCTCAGCTTGCTTCTGCGCATTCTCCTTTACCTGCTGCTTAACTTCTTTCATGTGGGCTACTTTTTCAGCGCGTTCTAACTGCTTGGCGGCTTTTTCGGCTTTTTTCTGTTCGGTGACGGGTAACATCATTTCAGACAAAGCATCTGCAATAGAGCTTTCCTCTTCGGTCTGCAAAAGATAGTCAACACCAATCATGTTCAGGTCAGCATCAGTCAAACCAGCGTCTTTCCAATCAATATCAGGAACAATCTGCGCAAGAGCGTCGAAATCCCAAGTACCTTGCGCATTGGGGTTATTCATTAGAATATTAAGTTCCTTTTCCTGTTTTTCGTCCACGTCAATGACATCGACACGAATACGGTAGTCGTTATCCGGGAACTTCTGCAATTCATCCATAACAGACAGACGTTGATGTCCACTGACTACGGTAAGACCAGTACGCTTATTCACAACTATTCCACCTACCAATCCGAATTTCTTGATACCACGTTTCAGTGTCTTACGTGATTCCTCTGATAGCTTTCTCGGATTATAATCAGCAAAGTGAATGGCAGAGCGGTTAAGTTCCACCGATTCACTCTTGATATATTTTGATAATTCCATATTAGCCATTACTTAGACCGAAACCTCTCTGCCGAAGAGTATTCCTTTCGGCTCTTGCTATAAGATTATCACGAGATTGTTTTGCACGCCTGCTTGCAGCACTGCTACTCCATGTATTTTTTCTTCTCCAGTTAGCTTCGCTCAATCTTTCTGCCTGAGCATATATCTGTTCTCTTGTCTTTCTTTTTCTGACTCAGCAATCCTCCTTATTAATTTTGTTGATTATGATACTCCCAAAGCACTCTTTCAGCCATCGGGAAAACTTTGTAAATTCTCTGTAAGTCCTGTGGATAGTTCTTCTCCATCCAAAGCATACAATCAAGATTGAAGCCTACTCCCGAACTCGCTTTCAATGAATATCGGACTGGTTCGGGTAGGTTGTGCTGCCTCATGTAAGCGAGAATATCTCTCTGATTCCAATCAGCCAAAGGATAAACCATACCGTTATTCTCGTAACCGTTTACCTCATACCCTTTCAGCATAAGCCTACGATTCATGCCATCAGCTTTCTTCATACCCAAGAATGTGTAATAAACTCCGTGAGTAAACTGCATAGCCTTTACCACATCTGCCAACTTCAATAGTTTCACTTCCGGATTAGGCACGCAATACATACCTCCACGAAGAATATAAGTAAGATTCCAGTGAGGCACTTGCACAAACTCAATCTTTGGATATTTGACTTTAGTCCAGCCAATCCATCGGTTAATGTGCTCCAAATTCTTGACAAAGTACATGAACACACAAACAATCCGGTCAAACTTCGGATAGATTAAATCAAGCAGAACAAGCGAATCTTTGCCAAGTGATAAAAACAGTAAAGCCTCATTCGATTTTACCCGAATGAGGTCTATATACCGGTTCGCTTGTTCTACCTTGCTCATAGCTAACCACCACTTAAACCAAATGAAGTACGAAGGTCACTATAACGCTGTCTGCGTGACCCCAACTGTGATGTACCAGCTTCACCGCCACGTCTGGCAACCAATCTACCACCAGCCCCTGCACCGTTCATATTTCTGCGAGGCCCAGCTACTCTGTTAATTCTTCTTGCGACTCTGCTTTTTAATTTTAAAAGTTAAACAAATCAATCTATATGTTTCTCTAATATCTTACCCAAGGTATAATCCATTTGGGCTGCGAGATATTCTTCACCTTGATACTCGTAAACAATATCATTGCCGTTTTCATCTGTGAGAATGACTGCCTCTGCTGCTTTCACTTCAACGATAATATATGGACGTTTACCCGTATATGCACCTGTCAGGAGCTTGATTGCATCGTACTTGATAGGTTTCAATTCTACTTCACCTTCTTCGGGCAGTTCTGCATCAGTCAGATATTCTTTACCGCCACATAGGTAAGTAATATATTTCTTTGCATTAGTTGGTCTGATTTCACGGTATTCGTGGGTTTTCTTGCCTGCCAAGATTTCATCGAAATACTTCTGTTTGATGCTTAATGTAAGAATGTTCATAATCGTGTCAAATTTAAATTAATACTCAATAGTTGCGGGGGGCTGAATCGAACAACCGACCTTCACCAAGTCAAAGTGAAAAGCTACCACTGCTACACCCCGCGATAGTACCCCAAAGGTACTACCACAACCAAAGATAACGAAATATCTTCAATCGTTATACACAACAATCAGGTTATTGTTGTGAACTAAGCCATTTATCACGTCTTTCTCTACACGCCTCTAAGGTAGGCGCACAACAAGCAAAAAGTTCACCACTTTCAGTACGGTAGTCGTACTGGTACATTCTCACTCTTTTACCTCTCAACCTGGTGTTGTAGGTGGTGTAATTTTCTTTACCGGGTTGACATACGCTGCAACCGTTTTCGTTTATTGAGTTTAAAGTTTCGCTTTCAATCTTTCTTCACTCGTGTAAGCCACTACAAGCCCAGTTTCATCATGCTGTATGGTGATGTACTTTTCACCCCTCTCTATAGTAGAGAAGTCGTACGGCGTACATAGCTTACCCAACACTTTGCCCAGTTGTTTCATCAGTGGGGCTTCGGGGCTGATAACTAAAACTAAATCCGCTTTCATAATCGTGTGTATTGTGGTAGCCCGAAGGATACCGGATTAAACTTCAGTCAATCTGCCATACGTTTCTTTGCCGTGTTATTTTGACGCCTTGCAAACTCTTTGGCTAATTCGTAATCTGCGAAATAATTGATACGATTACCTGTTTCAGTGTTTACTACCTCATAAACCTTGCAACCACACTCAATTGATTCGCGAACTACATATTTACTCTGCTGGTTCATATTCTTATAGGTTATGCAGGGCTTTCGCCCTGCTGGTTAAACTTATAATATTGTAATCTCTTTATTGCCTATTTCTGTATCTACATTCAGAGCCTCGTACTTTTGAGCCTTGTAGTTATAAACGACTTCACAAGTATTGAAACCTCTACCATCTTCTCTTTGGTCATATACAGTATCTATGCTGATACATTTTATTGCCTAACATGAAGTTTATTTTGCCTGATGTACAGAAGTAGAATGCTACCGCATACTTCAATGTTTTCTTTTCATCAACCTTCTTTGTTGCCATAATCGTATATCTTTTAATTGTTATTCAAACTATGTTTTGATTGTCACACTGCAAATATCAAACTTTATTTTGAATAAAACAAATTTTGATAGAAAAATTTTCAAATTATTTTTTGATACTATTCTTCTGTATTCTATGTATAATTTGAAAACTATTCCTATCTTTGCGTCAAATTATAATTTGAATATCATGTTAAGAGTACAAGAAATCTGCAAACAGCAGGGTATTACCATGCAAGACCTTGCTAAAAGAATGGGAGTGACATATCAAGCCCTGTATGCCGCTGTGTCCGGCAACCCTACCATTGGGAAGTTAGGAGAAATAGCAAAGGCTTTAGGTGTAGGGATAACTGATTTGCTGAATGAAGACAAGGAGGAAAACACTATCACTTGCCCTCATTGTGGGAAGAAAATTAAATTAGAGAAAGGAGAATAACTATGCCTTATTGGTTACAGTTTACAATATTTGCTATTATAGCAGGATTAGTGCAATACATCATCACTTACTTCAAGGAAAAAGGAAAGAATCTTGCAACTAAAGAAGACATAGGTGAAATTACTAAAGAAATAAAATCCGTTGAAAGTCAATTTATTAATAAAACAGAGAAGCTTAAAAATAAATTAGCAATTTTGGCAAATGCGCAAACTGACATAACTTCAATGGAACGTCAGGCTATTATTGAGGTTAACAAAAGCTTGTTTATGTGGATAGATTCTGTTTTAAATATACCAAATGTCAATAATTCAATTCAAATGAATAATTATATTAATGCTCAGAATCAATTATATAAAAATGTACAACAAGATGAAATAGTATTAAGACTATTTGTCAAAAGCGATAACATCCACAATATTCTTCATAAGATAATTTTGGCTTTTCTTAAAATACAAGCCGAAAAGCAACTAAAATGTCATGAAATAATTAAAATAAATAATGAAATAGATGACATCAAACCAGAAACACCATCAAAAGAAAAGAGAGAGAAACTACAAAGAAAAATAGAAGAAAGAAAAACTGCTTTAGAAAACATCTCAGAAAAAGTGCTCGAAGAATACACTACAATTGCCCCAATGATTAATGAATTTAGAGAAAAAAGCAAAGAGCAAATATATAAAATTTTAAAGCCGGAGCACTAAAAACTCCGGCTCATTAATTGATTAGCCCTTTGATTCTTAACCGATTTACGATTTCGGTGTAAAGATACTCTATATCCCCACTGAAATCCCCATAGTTCTGATACAGAAACACGACATCTGCACAGTTGTCGGAAATTGTACATTCTGATTGAACACCAAGAACCTTTGCTATTTCCGGACGTAACCCTGATGTCATTTTCCCACCGGCGAGCGAACTTGGAGAAAACAAATACAGGATAATGAAGATGAACTTCTTCCGCTGGGTTACACTGTCAATATTCGGTGGACATCCTCTCTCATTCAATAACTCAACAAATATTTTATAGATTTCATGGATAAGGCTCTTGTCTTTCAGAACCGGGGCAGTCAAGGCGTTTTCTTCCTCTGAAAGTTCTGATTTCTCGATACGAATCTTTTTAAGACGAATGATTTTGTTAAAATCCAACTCCATAACACGATTATTTTAAAAGTAAATAGTATATTTGCATCATAATCGTGTGAGGAGCTGATTCATGGTCGTGCGTGGGTTGGCTCTTTCTTTTATTTAACAGACTTATCCTTTTCCTGAAGAACCCGATTTTTCTCGTTCACCTCCCTACCCCACATCATAGCAGAATAGATGGCTTTTGCATACAAAAAGAGTTCCTCACGACTGGTAAGGAACTCAACTCGAAGGGCTGCACATTTCGCATCAGTCCAGACATTTTCATTTCTACTCATTGACTATTTGTTAATTTTATAAATCTATTACGTTAATGGTTAACATACATATCCGCTTGCTAAACCATGTTATAAGATGGCTGAACAAAGGCTCATAATTTGCATAACTCCCACAAATCCGTACCTTTGCAATGTGTTTTTCATAGTATTAGATTAAGGTTAATAAAAAAGATTGGCTGTCTGGGAAGATAGCCTTTTTTTTGTAACCATTGGCAATATCTTTTCTTTATTAATCACCTGGTCGTTCATACCGTTTCTTCAATTGTTTCAAGACTATTTCCATGCCGTTATCAAGCCCTTTCTTATACCCGGCTACATTCTCCCCTATATTGTAAACCAAACAGCCTGCAACAATAAGGACTACTCCTAAAGCTCTATGCCAATAAGGAAGTGATATGCTGAACGGCGAAAATGTCAACCGGAAATGCCCGATAAACAATACTGCGATGATGAATATCGCAATAAAGAAAATGAGGTCTGTTTTCATATCTATTCCTTATATTAAATTGGGATTATCGTAAATGTTACTGACGATTGTCATAGTCTGCCATTCGCCTAAAGGTTTCATGCCGACTTCTTTTTCAAAATCGAATTGTAATGCGAATGTCGCGAGTTTTTTGTTCCACAATACAAGAGCTATCCATTGACCACATACAAGTATGTCACCTTCGTATATTTCTTTCCCGTTCTTATCGCACAAGCCGGTGAACTGCCCTACGGTTTCAGCCCATACGTCGTAACAGCAGCCGTCTTCCGGAGAATATATCCTCGCCTTGTCCGTGAGGATAAGTCCGTTTTCGTCCCTTCCGGCAGTATAGAAAAAAGAGAGAAATCCATATACCCATTTTCCCGTATCAGTGCTTTTACCTCTGAATTTTATTTCACGCCTCATAATCACGTTTCCTATTCTTTAATTTGTTATACTCATCCTCAATACATTTATTTATTTTAGCAGCCTCCTCGTACCGTTCCTCCTCAATCAGCTTACTTTTCAGCCATTGAAGCTGATTCATATAAATAACATCATCACGGTCTGAAACCCTACGGGTGTATTCCCTTATCTCATTCAGCTTGTCCTCCATGCGCCTATGCCATCTGCTTACCATGATTAGGACAAATCCTAATGCAATAGCATTGAATAAAGAGATGGAGACTTTAATTATCAGTTCCACGGTTTCCATAATAATCTTAATCAACTAATTCAAATTCGTAAACGAAGACATAAGGATTCGATTTCCATGTACCCTTGCAGGATATTCTGTCTATCAATGCGGAAAATGCTTCTTGTGATGTCAAATAAACATCATCCTTACTCTTAACTTCCACGTTTGGCACATAGTAAAAGTTTCTACATGTTGGTGAGTGAAATCTTTTAATAACACCTTCTTTCAAGCAATCTTCTTCGGAGATAGATTGTAACTTTTCAAATTTTATGTTTGTAATTCGGATATGGTGCGGCATGAGGTCGGCACGTACAAACATATTATTTGCCCATCCTACAACATATTCGTCTTTAACTTCATATCTTTCATCAAGGAAACCGTCATCGGGATGTGCAATATTTCTATATGGTTGTGCAATGGCAACTACTTCGCCAATATAGTATTTCGGGGATGTTGCTATTTCTTCCCCACTTATATCAAATGTGATTATTTTATTATCTTCAATTTCTAATCCTCCGTATGATTTAGCTGGTAATTTATAAACTCTTCTTGTCATAGTCTTCCGACCATCCAATACGGCTTGGGTTAAGCTGTATTTATCATTAAACATTATTTTCTTAGCCATATCATATAAGTTTTAACGCTTCTTGTATTCCTGCTTCAAGTGCTTCTTCGTAGGTATCCCACAGACCGCCATCATTAGGACCCCTGGAATCATCATCTTCCTGCCACGTTCCGTTATCGGCTTTCACTATAGCATAGCCATACCCTACGGCACTTCGGTATATTTCGATATGCAGGTTCTTGGTTTCACGCAGCCACTTTTGGGCAACATACAATGTCGGACATAAAAATTCAACTAATTCGCCATCTATTTCCGTACAACATGATATGTATTGCGGATGGTTCCATCTTCTAATAATTTTATCGCAACTTATCGTGCGTTCACACTCCCAAACGAAACCTTTCTCTTTCAGCAGCTTCGCTGTCTCTAATGTTACAAGTTCTTCGGTCATGATTATTTCTCCTCTTTTCTTGTTTTGATTTATAACTCTTTAAAATCCTGCTCCAGTCGGCATTTTTTCACATAAAGTCCATCTATAATGTACTGGGTACAATACTTGGGAAGAGTGATAACCGCAATGTCACCGGATGTCTTGACGGCATCGCGATACACACAGCATTCCCTGCTGCTTTTTAGAATTGACTCAAGAAGAGAATTACACTTTTCAATCTCTTCCTTAAGGATTTTAGCCCTTTCAAACGATTCATTTTTCATAAAAAATAATAATGAGACGTACACAGAGGAGGGAAATTAATGGCTGCCGCACAACCGTTAATCTCTTGCCAGAAGTGTTCCTCCTCTATTTTTACCCATGAGGACCACAACAAACCGTCCATATCCCTGCGTACATAGAAAGGCGGTCCGTAAGGGTCACATACAGCCAATATCTGCACATGGCTGTTTTCATTGTAGGACACAACTTTCATCTTGGAGGAATCGAACAAATCCCCCTCTATTTTCTTTCCCGGACTGATGTTGTACGAGTAGTTAAAGTCCTTATGTACATTCAAGGTCTTCCATGGGTATTCCGGGAAATCTATTATTCTCAGGTCCATTCTCACTCCTCTGTTTTCAGTTCAATCTTTTCTGCCCGTCCCCACCAGGAGCGCTTGTATTCTTCATCAGAAGCTTTTCTGCGTTCTTCATAAACCTTTTCTTGCAGGGAATTGGCCTTGTTTTCCAACCTGGTAATTTCTTCGACAAGCTTCTTGACATACTCATCCTTCAAGGAATAGATAGCCCGTGTTTTCCTGGAAAAACTGAATCCTTCTTGTACATCAGTAAATTCAGCCAGCGTATTCCCGTCACCCAACGCTACGACAAGCATGGAAATACTTTCCGCGCTTATTTCATAGCGCTCTTTTACACTGAAGGAATCAGGCAGTTTCCCGTTCTTGATTTCTATTCCATCCACGTTGAATATAAGGTTTTTGCCGTCAAAGACCACCTCTTTCTTGTTTTTAAATTCTGCATCCATGGTTATTCTCCTTTCAGTTTCTTTATTAGTGAATCAGCGAAACCAATACTCCATTCTGCCACCATATTTGAGTCAGCACTCATTATCTGTTCATGTGGATTGCTACAAAATCCTTGCATTGCAGCCTTCACCAGCTCATAACGTCTTTGTTCCCAATCAATATTATCAGACCTTTCTTGAAGTATTTCAACCTCATCAAAACTTAATTCAATAGGATTCCCGTAACTATCACATCTATCAAGTGTGACACGTGCGTAATCAGCAATATTGATAATTTCTCCGGTTGCTTTTACTCTTGCTTTCATTATTCACCCTCCTTTTTAATATATCCATTTTCAATACACCAACACAACATATCGTAAGCCACATCAATAATATTTTCAGACTTTTTCGAGATAAGTTCTGTAGCATCAGATTTATAGTAATATATATCCCAATATCCACAAGACGGTTCAATGCAAATCTTATAAAAATCGGAACTTATAATTATAAGTGTCGGCAGCTTGTCGAGAATGTCCTGCAAGGTGTAAGTAGGGGTTGTTTCCCAAAAATTAGAATCCAGTTTTTGGTTTATTACATACTCATAGATTTCAAGCTCCCACGTTACAGATTTATGTGAGATAGCGCGACACCAGCACATACTTGCATCGCTCGTATCTAATCCAAGCTCCTGCAAGTGCTTCATTTGTTCTATTGATAATACTTGTT